CTACTATAACCCTCCTCCTATCATGATAGGCTATGTCGTACAAGTTTACCTCAGACACCTTTCAGATAAGCGCCGCTGTTACAGAATCAGCACCGAACACCCTAACACAGACAACAATCAACCTCAATCTTGATTCGTTGTCCCGTGAAATCCTAGTGATCAGCATGGTAGACCTTGATGTCACTGCACCTGAACTCATTCCAGGTCAAAGAACTCAACTAAACGTCTCATTAAATGACAACAGCACTACAGGCGCTGGCGGTCTAGGAACACCTGCTGTCATCGCTACAGCAAACAAAACTGTCTTGGGTGATGCTGGTGCTGCAATGGCAGTCTCCTTTGAGAATCAAGAACCTAAGTTTGCTCAAATGTCCGACAACCCTCTCTTCATCTCTGCAACCGATGATTTATTCCTTGCAATTCAAGGGGCAAACAACGGTGGTATTGTTGGCCAAGGACAGGCTCGTATCTTTGCACGTCGTGCAAGAGCAGACGCCGACACCTATGCGGCTATCCTAACAGCACAATTCAATTCCTGAGGCGATTCCTAGTGGTTCGCATTCATGGTCGTTGGTGCGGCCCAAACTGGACAGATGGTCGAGCAATCGATGCACTGTCATACAAGCAGATGGGTGGCGATTTCAAAGGCAAATGCATAGACAAACTAGATTGTGCATGCCGTGATCATGACAAAGATTGTGCAGATACCAGGGGATGTTCTGCATCTGCTGATCGTAAACTCGTAAGAACCGCGCTCCTGGTATCTCTGACAACCAGGAACGCGGCTCTTTCAGCAAAAGCAAAACTGCTTGCATCAGGAATTGCAGCTGCAAGTTTAACCAGGAGTCGATGAATATGGTAGATGTTACAATGTCAATGGAAGAATACCTGTCATTGCTTGGTGGAGTAACGATGGACACAACACCATCGCCACCTGCAGATAACCAGGTAATGCCAACAAAAAAGAGATCCTCTGCTTATTCCCGTCGCTACAAGGCAAACTTCCGCAAAATTGCACCACGATACAAACTCAAATCTGGCAAATGGAAGAAGAATGGTTTCCGTTCTGCTGTGCGACTTGCACACAAGATGTCAAAGAAGTGATTCTGATGGGAATTCTTTACGTCCTCGGACAGATTCTAAAAGAATTGAAACTACTTCGTAAGGATTTGAAGAAGTAAAGTCTTCAAAGTCTCATCAATATCATTTCTTGATGTTAATGCTGCCATTAATTGACGTGATGAGGCCTCATGCACTTCCAATAATGGATGAGGATCAAGATATTTCTTTAACGCCCTGGTAACTGTCTCAGATTGATTGTGTTTTTTTCTAAGTTCGTGGACTAATTCGACTGGTATTGAGAAGGTTCTGTTGATTCTCAATTCAATCCAACCCACTTTGTAACGCATTTGTAGCAACAGAAGTTGTAAATTTCATCATCCATGTATTCTTCAAGAGGTGCTTTCTCATGGATCGTAATCAATCCACCCTCTGAAACTTCCCAATCGTACCCACACCAGTCGCAATTCATAGATCTCCCACCTGTGGATGGAACGATAATGGCAACAAACGATAGAAATTACATCCACCTGTGCCTGACTCACAGTGATATTCTAATTCATATGTCTCTCCATTGAACAAATATCGTACATCGATGTGCTTAGTTGAACGGCATCTGATACATTCTATTGCGATCTTCATCGTGGGCACATCCTGCAATTGGCAATATAGTGGAAATTTATGTGACATTCACGAGGAGGGACCTGATGAACGACACCATTATTCAACAAAATGGTGTTATGTCGGCAATATTCGGGGGCTAAGCACTTGGTACAGATTACGCACATATTACAACCCAGTTAGAAGATACTTATGTATGTATCGTAGAAAACCTAGGGAACTTGATAGGTTTGGCTTTCAGTACCCTGAAAACCACCTATAACCGTGATAGGTTAATGATTCCAGTGTCTCCACTACTACTATAACCCTCCTCCTATCATGATAGGCTATGTCGTACAAGTTTACCTCAGACACCTTTCAGATAAGCGCCGCTGTTACAGAATCAGCACCGAACACCCTAACACAGACAACAATCAACCTCAA